GTCCTCTATGTGCATTGCGGGGCCAGCTGGTAGTGCGGCGGGCCGAGCGTATGATTGTAGCAGGGGTGGGAGCGAGTAGCGGATGGCTAAAGACTGGGCGAAAGCCTTTTACAAATCGGCGGCCTGGCAGGACTGCAGGGCAGCATATATCCAGTCCGTGTTCGGATTGTGCGAGAAGTGCGGGCGGCCGGGGTGGATCGTCCATCACAAGGAGAAGCTGACGCCAGGCAATATCTACGACAACCCCGGCCTGCTGGAGGTGGAATAACATGACCCATCTAACTGAAAAGCAAGCTCAGGAGCTGCTCGGGGACAAGTACCCCGAGCCTCCCAAGAAACATAAATACAATGCAAGAAAAACCGTGGTGGATGGCATTACATTCGATTCTAAGCGGGAGGCAGAGTATTACTGCGAATTAAAGCTTAGGGTGCGGGCCGGGCTATTTTTATTGAAATATATATTATGGTCATGTGGGTAATACACACCGTAAGCTAGGGGTGGGGGCGGGTGTATTAAGTGAGGTGATTTGAGTGGCAAAACTGACGGCAAAACAGCAAAGATTCGTGGAGGAGTACCTGGTGGACCTCAATGCCACTCAGGCAGCAATAAGGGCAGGATATAGTCCCCAAAGTGCTTATAGCATAGGACAGGAAAACATGAAAAAACCTGTAATAAAAAATGCTATAGATAAAGCTATGGCTGAGAGGTCCAAGCGGACTGGCATAAACCAGGACCGCATTCTTATAGAACTTGCTAAAATAGGCTTCCTGAACCCGGTAGACGTAATAAATATGGATGATGCAACAATCCGGGGTGATGCGAACCGAGAAGATACAGCTGCCATTGCCAGTGTTAAAGTAAAAACCATACCCACCGAAGATGGAGAGATAGTGGAAAGAGAGGTAAAAACCTATGATAAGATAAAAGCCCTCGAGCTTATAGGTAAACACATAGGCATGTTCGTTGATAAGTTAAACGTGAACGCAGAAATGGCCGTAAAGATTGTAGATGACATAGATGGCTAAAGTTAGATTGTCGACCCTTATAGCCCCGTCATTCTATGACATCCATAGGGACCTTAAGGCAGAGGCTTACGACGAATACTGGCTTAAAGGTGGCCGCGGTTCCACAAAGTCTACCGAAATCAGCATAGAAATATTGCTGGGGATAATAAAAGACCCGGACGCTAATGCTGTTGTTTTTCGCCGGTACCAGAATGAGCTAAGAGATACTGTATACGGCCAATTCGAGTGGACCGCTGCGAAGATGGGTATATCCCATCTTTTTAAATTTCAGTTGTCCCCGATGCAGATCGCTTACCTTCCCACCGGCCAAAAGATTGTTTTCAAGGCTGCGGATAATCCCCGGAAGATGAAATCAATTAACCTGGGGCGTGGCTATATCAAATATGCCTGGTTTGAAGAACTAGACCAGTTTGCCAGCATGGACGAAATACGCAATATTCTGCAGTCTCTATTTCGGGGTGAGAATAAAAAGCGCATTTCGTTCTTTTCATATAACCCGCCTAAAAGCGGGCGCAGTTGGGTAAACCAGGAGGCAAAGATACCAAAGCCGGGCCGGAGGGTGCATCATTCAACGTATCTGGACGTACCGCCGGAATGGTTGGGAGACAGGTTCCTTACCGACGCTGAGCACTTAAAGAAAGTAAATGAGACCGCTTACCGGCATGAATACCTGGGAGAAGAAGTCGGTACCGGCCTTGAAATATTTACAAATGTTGAGTTGCGGGCCATCGCCCAGGATGAAGTTGCTATCTTTGACCGCATCAGGCAGGGCCTGGACTTCGGTTATGCTGTTGACCCGCTTTGCTTTGAGCGTATGCACTATGACCGGAAACGCCGGCGGCTTTACCTTTTTAAAGAGATTAGCGGGCTAAACCTATTTAATCGACAGCTCTGGGATAAAGCGCAGAGATATAACGATGTTGTAACCATTGCTGATAGTGCGGAACCAAAAAGCATTGCCGAGTTAAAATCATGGGGAATGAAAATCAAGGGTGCAAAGAAAGGCCCTGGTTCCGTTGAGTTTGGTATTAAGTGGCTGCAGGACCTAGAGCAGATAGTTATTGACCCGGAATCCTGCCCGTTGGCCGCCAGGGAGTTTATTAATTATGCACTGGAAACCGACCGCAACGGGATTATTAAGAGCCAGTACCCAGATAAAGACAACCATGCCATAGATGCAACCAGATACGCCTGTGAAGATGACATGAAAGACCGCAAGCTTAAGGCCGCTAAGAGCTTATATTAGAGGGGTGAAGATATGCAGGACATACTCAAAGAGTTGGCCGCCCTGGATGGCCAGGTAACCAGCGACATAATCAGGGACCTCGTAGACCAGCATGCGCCGATCCGGGCAAAGATGCTGGATTTGTATAACAGGTACAAGACAGACGATCTGCCGATATTAAGCCGGACATTTGAGGACGAGAATAAGATCAACCGGAAGCTAAACAACAGCTTTGACTCAGAAATAGTCGATACCAAGGTAGGTTATTTTATCGGCAACCCTATCAGCTATCAGGTTGATGAGGCCCAGCAGGGATCCGAAAAAGTAACTGCTACCCTATCTGATTTTACCTTGAGGAACAACATTGATGATCTGGACAGTGAAACCGTGAAGATGGCCACTATCTGTGGGATAGCACCCCGGCTGCTTTATATTGACAGGGACGGACTGGAAAGAGTTATGATGGTCAATCCCTGGGAAGTTATACTGGTTTACGACCGGTCCATCAATGAGCCACAGTTCGCTTTACGCTATTATGACGTGACTATCAAAGACGGCAAAGAGGAAAAGACCAAGACCAGAGTAGAGTGGTACGATGACACGACTGTCACTTACTACCTGGAAGATGATAACGGGGACTATGTGCTGGACATATCCGAACCAGTAAACCCACAGCCGCATTTATTCGATCTGGTGCCGGTTATAGCTTTCCCCAACAATGAAGAATACCAGGGGGACGCCGAAAAGGTATTAAGCCTAATCGACGCATACGACCGGACCTTATCTGACGTAAACTCAGAGATTGAGCAGTTCCGGCTGGCTTATATGGCTTTTTACGGTTATGACCCGGACGAAGAAACGCTGGCCCGTGCCAAACAGACCGGCGCCTTTGGCCTGGACGAAAAAAGCGAAGGTGTCGGCATTGAGTTTGTCACCAAGGATATGAATGACCAGGCAATTGAAAACCATCTGAACCGCCTGGAAAACAATATCATGCGGTTTGGAAAGACCGTCAATATGACAGACGAAAACTTCAGCCAGAACCTTTCCGGCGTTGCTATTCGCTATAAACTCATGGCGCTGGAAACTAAGTGTATCACGATGGAGCGCAAGATTACGGCCGCACTCAGGCAGCAGTTCCGGGTACTGGCTACCGCCTGGGCGAAAAAAGGCATTCCGGTGGATTATACCAATATCTATTTCCAGTTCAAGCGGAATCTGCCGGTGAACTTGCTAGATGAGGCACAAAGTACGGTCCAGCTTAAGGGCGTGGTATCCGAGCGCACCCGTCTGTCTCAGCTCTCCTTTGTTGATGACGTAGACTGGGAACTGGAGGAGATGGCGAAGGATAACGGCTTTATTGATCTGGACGATGAGGAGGATGGGGATGATACCGTATGAGTCTGGATGATAAATTCTTGCAAACTGAAAAAGCCGCCGAAAAGCTAACCCAGCAGGCTGAAAAGGAACTAATCAAAGCCTACCGGGACTACCTAAAAGAGGTACGGTCTGAGGTAGGCTTTAATTATGAGAAGTATGCAGTAGCCGGTGCATTAACCTGGGCAATCATGATGAAAGGCAAACGCCTGGACAAGCTGGAAAAATCTATATCTTCGGAGGCAAGTAAGCTTTATACCCGTACAAACGAAACCACTAAAGAAGCGGTCAAGGACGCCTTTCAGGATAGTTATTACCGCACCGGCTGGACTATGGAGACAGGTGCAGGGGTATCCTTGAGCTTCGAAGTCTTAAATCCCGATGTAGTTAAGGCGGCAGCATTAAACCCCTATGACCGTATCACCTGGCCGGAACGAATGAAAGCAAACACAGAGGTAATGGTTAGACAGATCAGGGAAGAAATCACCCGGGGAATTGTCCAAGGAAAATCTTACGACCAGACTGCCCGTGCTATAACTGAGCGAATTAATGTG